GATTACTTATGACTGGAACATCTCTCAACTGGACTGCATCCCCGATTCAGACGGACGGCAGGACTACGTTGTTACAGCCCATTGGCAGTGCAACGGCACGGACGGAACCTACAGCGGCAGCGTTTACAGCACCGCAGGCTTTGCAGTCGTAGAAGGTGAAGCGTTTACCCCGTATGACCAATTGACCAAAGAGCAAGTGCTGGGCTGGATTTGGGCAAACGGCGTGGACAAGGACGCGACTGAAGCCGCTGTTGCTCAACAGATTGAGAATCAAATCAATCCGCCGATTGTGAGTCCGGCGCTGCCTTGGGCGGCTTAATTTTTCGCGCAAGTGTTGAGATAATCAAAGAGTGTTAACCCCACCACTACGGAGAAATGTATGGAAATCGAACTGAAGTTAACGGTTGAGGAAGTAAACAGCGTGCTGAACGTGCTGGGCGAGTTGCCGACTAAGACGGGGGCATTCCCGCTTGCGGTCAAGATCAAGTCACAAGCCGAAGCACAGGTAAAGCAGCCGGAAGAACCTAAAGCAGAGGAGTGACTGAATGAGCGATGCGACCGCCGAGGTATTTCAACGCCTCAGAACTGTGGAAAGCCAGATCAACACGCACGAAGCGGTGTGTGCTGAACGGTACGCGGGAATCTTGAAGTCGACTTCCGAAATGAAGTCTGACGTTCAGGCGGTCACAAAGCTCCTTGTCCAGATTGGACTGACACTGCTCGGCGGAATGCTGGCCATTCTCGTCAAGTTAGTGTTCTTCACCTAATGGAACTCTTTGAAATCTTCACACGCGCATGGCCGGTGCTGTTGGCCATCATCACGCTGATTATCGTGCTGGCAAAGCTCGACTTGCGTGTTGCCGTGCTGGAAGAAAAGGTTAAGACAGCATTTGAAATCATCAACAAATTGACGGGCAAGAAGTAATGGCTATCCCAGCAATCCTCGCCCCGCTCCTTGCCAATGGGCTAAACCTGGTCGCGAACGCGGTCATGGCGAAGGGCAAGGACTACGTCGAAAAGAAACTCGGCGTGGAACTCAAGCCCGACATGTCGCCAGATGACTTGGCGAAAGTGCAGATTGCGCAGATGGAGCATGAGGAAGAATTGCTGCGCATCCGTATGGAAGAAAAAAAACTCGACATTGAAGCCTTTAAGGCAGAAGCCGAGGCTGTCAGCCAGCGCTGGGTGGCGGACATGTCGTCAGATTCTTGGCTGTCCAAAAACATTCGCCCCATGACGCTTATCGCGTTGCTTTGCGGCTACTTCATGTTCGCCGCGATGTCAGCCTTTGGGCATGACGCAAACGAAGCCTACGTCACGCTGCTGGGGCAGTGGGGGCAGATCGTCATGCTTGCATATTTTGGAGGCAGATCAATCGAAAAGGTCATGGACATGCGGAGCAGGAAATGAGCCTGGTTGCAGAGCAAGCCGAATTCTTACGCGATGTCGCCAAGTTGCTTGCCAAAGCAGACGAACTTGGTTTTGTGGTCACAGGCGGGGAGTTATACCGCACGCCAGAGCAGCAAGAAATTTATGTTAAGACGGGGCGGTCTAAAACGATGAACAGCATTCATCTAAAGCGCTGCGCCATTGACTTGAATTTTTTTGTCGGCGGCAGATTGACATACGACAAAAATGTCATTAAGCCGCTGGGTGACTATTGGGAAACTCTTAGCCCGAAGAATCGCTGGGGCGGTAACTGGACGCGGTTTGTCGACGTACCCCATTTTGAAAGAAGGGTGTGACGTAAACGTACCGTTGGTTCGATTCCGACTCTGGCCACCATTTTTCAATGAGTTACGGTGTTTTCCGACAGGGCTGTCGTGGTAACTGTGACGTGAATGTACCCTGACAAACGCTCTGACGCGTCCGCTAGGTGGGCGTTCGACAGGTGGACATAGCGTTCAAGCATCTTCGGGCTGGCCCAGCCGGCCAGTTCCTGCAGCGTCTTTTGATCCGTACCGGCCATGATGTGCCACGACGCAAAACTGTGGCGGATGTCATGGAAGCGCAGGGTGCCAGGCACACGGGCTTCCTTCAGGTAACGCCGCCATGCCTTCGTCAGAGGCGGCACCACGCCCCCAAAGACGTAGACCTGCCCGTCAGGCGCTACCTGCTTCAGACCCGCCAACAGGGCTTTAGCGTCGGTATTAAGTGGCACGGTAATGTGCTTGCCCGCCTTGGCTTCGTCGCCGTATATCCAAGCTATGCCGCGCTGCAGGTCGACCTGATCCCAGCGCAACCCGTAGACGTTCGACTTGCGTAAGCCCGTCAGGAAGGAAAAGGCAATGGGGGCTTTTTGCTCCTCCGGTACAACCGCCATCAACGCCCGTGCCTGCTCCGGTGTGAAGTACGCTACACGCTTGTTTTTTTCAGGCAACATCAATAAGGCGGGTGCATTGCCCACCCAAGCCCACTCGCGATGTGCCTTGCGCAGGATTGCGCCAATCATCTGCGTGTAGCGATTCTTGGTCGCGTTGCTGGCCGGCCTACCGTAACGGGTCAGAAAAGTAGCCATCGTTTCTGACACAAAGTCGCGGTCAATTTCGTCAAGCATCTTGCCCGCACAGCGGTCACGCCAGAACTGGATTCGCTCGGCGTCAGAGCGAATAGACTTCTTGTGCGCTTTTTCCTGCAACCAGCGCAAAGCGGCTTCATCAAAAGTACGCCGTGGTTTCTTTCCCAGCTTAACAACGCTGAACGCTTCGTCTTCTATGCGCTTGTGTAGTTCTTTCGCCTTGAGCCGGTCAGATGTGCCAGCAGACCGTCTAATTCTTTTGCCGCCGACGGCGAGGTCGATCCAATATGTTTTGCCTCGTTTGTAGAGCATGGGTTCCTCTTAGTTGCTTGCTTTACTTCATCAACGTCAATGCGCTAAAGCCAGCCAATCCGGTAAACTGGGATGGCACCCTTGGCGATCAAGCGCCGCAGTGTCCTAACACTGACGCCCAATTCTTGCGCGGCTTCAGGCAGGTCTTTCAGCGTCTGATTCGGTTTTATCTGCATTGCCAGATCCAATCAACTCGCCCTGCATCAAAGGCAGGAAATCTGTTAAACGCAGGACAACCCGCCAGGCTTGCCCGTTTTGTCTGAATGCCACCACAGGCACTTCATCGCCATGGCAGTGGGATTCAATCTGCCGGCACCAATCCATGACCGCAAGCGTCTCCCGCCTTTTAATTTCAAAGCGGTATTTTCCCCACTGGCAGTCATCGCCACTGTCACGGGCTTGACCTAACTTGCGTTTGATTTGCGTGCCAAGGTGGTCGGACAGCAGGGTGGTAAATTCCCGCTCTGCTGCCGCCCCCTTGTTGCGGGACATCCTCCCGCCCATTACATAACCCAATTGGCTGCGCGTACTGCCATGCCAAACGACAGGCCAACCACGACAGACACCACAGCCCATGCTAAGGCAATCGCGGCTAAGGCCACACCCGCCGTCAGCAACACTTCAACTCGGTCTTTGAAATCGTTCATTTGCCAGTTCCTCTTTGCGTTTTTTTTCCAGTTCCTTAGCCAACTTCTCGCTCGTCCAAATCGCGCCAAACTTTCGCCAAGGATGCGATTTATTTGGCTTAGTTTTTTTCACGCGGGTCAACCCCCGTGAGCCACGTTGCGTACCAGCGCAACTTGCCCGCGTCCTGCACAGGGTCATCTTTGTGGCCAAGACGCCAGTTGTACTTGGCCACCTGGCCGCGCAAGTACCCGCGCCATTCTTCTTCATTCAGTTGTGCGCGAATGGCGTCAATGCACTCAATGTCGCCTTGGTTGTAGTGCGGTGGACGCTCCACTAAGTCGTACTCTTTCACTTCCATTTTCCCCTCAGAACGGAATCGGATCGTCAAACGGGACATCCTCGTTACCCGTTGGCGGCGGTGGCAGATTCGATAAATCAACCCCGCCGCGCTTCCGTTTGCGTGAGGTTGGTTGTGATTCCGTGACCTGCGCCTTGAAGACCGAACGCATGGCCTCGACGGTTCTGTCGGTCACAATCCCTGCAACGCAGACAGACAATTCCTTACTGCTGTAGCCACCTGGCCCGTTGGTGAACATGCGTCCCGTGTCAACATGCTCGTAAACAACGTGGGCTTCCCCGCCATCAATGGGCTTGCCAAACGGCACCAAGGGCGGAATGAAGATGTGCTGTGCGCACCCCTCCCGCTGCGCCTTGCCCGTTAGTTTCTTGTCGTGCAAACCACAATGCCACTCGCCTTTCTCAACAGGGGTGGCGTGACAACAGGTGCGACAGTTCGCCAACGCCACCCTCTGCTGGTGACACTGCGCGTAAAAGTCGCACCCCTTGCACTGCCAGTGCGCCGGATCGTCTGACAACTTAAACGGTGGTTCCTTCGCGTCAATCGTGCGCTTGGCGCGGGCGAGCAATGCGTCAAAGCCAGACTCATCGAAATGCACCCATTCGGTGTGCAGTTCGTCGGTGTCCTTATTAACGGCAAAGTACAACGCCCGTTCCAACTTCAGCAGGCCCATGTAGACCTGCATCTGCGCATAGTGGCGCGGCTTGGATTCCTTAACTCCTTTCTTCTGCAAGTCTGCAAAAGACTTAGCACTGTGCGTCTTGCATTCCAAGACTGCCCAGGCTTTAGGTGCTTCAGGAAATCCCTTGCCGACGCCGTCGACACTGCCGCCAAAATGGCCCGTCTCATCACGACAGGTGATTTGCTTGCCATTTTCTTCGACGTACAGGTCGACGCCTATGCTGCGCAGTTCCTTGTGAATACGATCCTCTTCGCGGACGCCCGTGTTGAATAGTCGCAAAATGCGACCTTCAAACTCCGGCTTTGCCGCCCAGCGAAAAGTCATCCACAAATAGCGGTCGCACTCATGCCCGATCAAAGACGCGCCAAGGTGGTCACGGTGATCTTGCGGCTTGGCCGCGTACCAGTCGTAAATCTTGGACGCGGTGGAATGCTTTGATTCAGGCATGACCGGCATGACTTAGCCTCTTGCCCAAGGCCGTGCGCCAGTCGCCGCCTTCGGTGGCGGTGGGGTGGCCACTGCCGCGCTGTCAGCCTGGTAGCCCATGATGCGATTGCGCGACGGGTCTTTGCGATCCACGTCGACCTGCATCAAAAACGGCTTGTCGTGCAACTGCTCCGTCTCGGTAAGTTTCGTGACACCGACCGCCTGACACAGCAGCGCCAACTGCGAGCGTGCAATGTCCTCTGCCGTCTTATTGGGGTTCGATACGTTGAGCCTCTCCCAAAGTCGCCGGCCACTGTGGATGCCGTCAATGACCTGGATAACAAGTTCAATGTACTCGCCCGTGCCGGCCTTGGTTTCCTTAATGGATGAGTCGATCACAATGCCCTTGTACATCCCGCGTTCCAGCGGGTCGTAGGACTTGCTCTGCTGTTGTGGTTCAAACTCGGTTACGTCGAATGCAAATGTTGGCATGGTTGTATTCCTATTAATTGATTGCGTTGACAAAGGCTTCCCATGAAAGCGGGATGCTTTCAGGCAGGGAATACCGATTTTTGGCCATGTAGGCCGGACGTTCGCTGGTGTACAGCAAACGCTCCCCCGTGCTGATGCCGCGTGCAACTTCTTTGTTAAAGCCCACATCCGACTTCTTCACGATGGTCTTGTAGTTCGCAAACAGTACGGCGTCGCACCATTCGCGAATCAAAGCGTTTGACCGATCCTGCAGCTTTGGCTGGAAGCGGTCATAGGGTTCTGTCTCAGGGCTGTCAAAGCGCTTGATCGTCGTGTGCGCAATTAGCACCACGGCCATGCCCTTGTCGTTGCGCAGCGAGTTCAACCCCGCCAGCACATCGCGCCAGAGGCTTGCGGCAATGACCGCCCCCTTGCCGAAGGCCAAATCCTTTGCATCGTACTTACGCTCGACATCCTGCCAAATCATCGTTTCCAGCCAATCCAGGCTGTCGAGTGCCACAGTCTTAAAGTCGTGGCTTTCTTCGTACAGCGTGCCAATGGCCGACATCACATCGTCAAGCGACTTTGCCAGCGGGAAATGTTCAACGGCCAAACTGCCTAAACCGTCTTCAGTCAGAATAAAAATCGGGTCAGGCGCACCGGCAGCAAATGTCGACTTGCCAATGCCTTCCACGCCATAAACCATCACACGCGGTGCGGCAATAGCGTCGTTCTTCTTAATGGATTTCAAATCAAAGGCCATGGGTGGGTTCCTCAATCGTTATGTATGTTTTGGCGGGCTTCAAAGAAATCGCGGGTGCGATTTGCCGCCACAAGTCAGGGCGATCCATGCGGATTGCCTTCAGTAACGCTTCGTCGGCTTCGACTTTTGTTTTAACCGGCTTCTCAGGCCAGTCTTTGGTCAAGGCCAACAGCCGATCTACGTCGGCTTTGTAGGTAAATTTGCCCTGGCACTTAAGCCGCAGACCGTTGTGCAAAACCGTGGTGGTTGAGCCTTCGGGCTTGGCAGGTATCAGGTCTAGAATTTCTTGTTCTATTTGCAAGCGGGTGGCTTGCGCGGCTTGTTCTGCCTTTTTTGCCGCAAGCCAATCGTTTGCCAGTGTTTCAGGCGTTTTCATCGTTGTAGCTCCGTAGTGGTGGGTTCACCCTGCTAGGGGTGTGTGGCGACATTACCGAGCCGTCCGGAAAAACGCAACACCCGTCACAAAAAAGATAGCCCCCTATTGGGGACGCATCCACAGCACGGTCGCAAACTTACTTAGTGTTGGTTTTCATCGTTTGCATCGCTTTAAGGTGGTCTAACCCTGTTGACTTTTGCCGAACACATCATGCAGGGTTGCAGCGACTTTCGCAACACCAGAAGAAACGTTCGTATGAGCCATCCCACCACAAAGAAAAAACGGCAACCGGCTTGGACGGTCGTAACCAAACTGGGCGGCGTCCGTGCTACGGCTCGCGTCTTGGGCATTGCACCCAGCGCAGTCAGTCGCTGGATGAGTGACCGTGACAACAAAGGAACCGGCGGGGTTGTTCCGCAAAAGCACTGGAAAACGCTACTCAGTTACGCCAAGCAGGAACGTATTG